GTCCAGAACCATCATCTGCACGAGTAATCTGATCACCACCGCCAGTATTACCGCCAAGATCTAGTGTATCATTACCATCCGCGCCACCCAGACTCTGCTGCCCACCATCTACTGTATCCTCATCATCAATTATATCATCCCTTCTTGTAGTTGTAATTACTCTCGTACCTCCGGAATTATTAGCATCATTTTGTGAACTTACAATAACAATTATTAAATCACCACCGCCAGTATTACCGCCACCACTACTACCGCCAGTATTACTACCGCCAGTATTACTACCGCCAGTATTACTACCGCCAGTATTACTACCGCCAGTATTACTACTACCGCCATTATCGGTTGGAACTATTTGACCTAGAGGAGTAACTCTGGTTGTAAGAGTCTTTACAAAACCAGAAGTAGTAAATGTAAATGTCCATGAAAAAATTCCTGGTCCAGCTTCCCAATCAGGTTCATAATATTCTATTGTACCCCCAGCATCAGCATAAAATGAAGCAGTTGCAGATAAAAATGCTCCAGTATCCCAGTTATACGATCCTGTGTAAGGTACATATTCCCCTGGCTGGCACCTGGAAATAATCGCTCTAAATTCCTGATCTTCCCTTATAAGAGTTGGAGCATTAATAATGGGTTCTGGATAAGTTTTAACAGCATTATTAGTAACAACATTGGGTGAAGTATTGCTTGTTACTTCAATATAGCCTGGTTTAGATGCATTTAATTGCCTAATTATTGGAACTTCATTGTAAGGTAAACTAATAAATTGATTTCCTGATATACAAGATATTGTATTGGCATCTGATCTATCAAATATATTTTCTATATTATATGTAAACCTACAAGGAACAAGCTCACTTTTTTCTGTATCAATATAACAACAATTTTCTGGGTTACTTAAATTAACTACATTAAAATTATCAAAACCATCAACTAAAAATCCATTTTTAAACCTATTTTGAGCTGGATTGTTTGAACTAGGAATAACCTTATCTATAATAGAAGCTTCTAATTTATTTAACAACAGTTCTTTTTCTATCGCTTGAATTCTTTTCTCTAAAGAGTTTATTCTGGTCATAGAATAAGCCCTAGGAGATATTGATCTATCAGTACTGTTCGTAATGTTTTTAATTTTGTATCTATCTTCTCTTAAATTAACAATTGTAAAATCATTTCCTACTTTTTTATCTAAGATAGAAAAGGTCGTATTAGAGTAATTGTAAGGAATTGAAGGATAAGGAGGAATATAAACATTACTAATAGTTAAGGAATCTATTGACTTTGGAGGAGCTTTTAAATTCGAATATGTATCTGGATTTCCTTTTGATACTCTTACCTCATTTTGAGAAGTGACGTATACATTATCTATCCTTGGTAAATAATATTCTACACTTAATATTATTTCTGAATCTGGCAAAGGAAAATATTTTTCATCAGTGTTAATTGTCTGTGAATTAGCAGGATTTATAGTGGCACTAGCTACTGTATTTGAGAAAACAGCAGTGTTAGTACAATATGGTCTAAAATCTATACAATCAATAGTATCGTAATATCTACCCTCTGAAGTTAAAACTTCTGGAATTTCTAAAGAATTAATGTATAGATTGTTGTTAAATCCTGCGCTATCACTAACAATAGGAGTGTACGAATCTCTTGTAATATATCCTTCGGATGAATTTACATCAAAAGCATCAAATTTTACCAACAGCCATTGATTATTTGGAATTTCTAAAGCTGAATTTTTCTTTAAAACTAAATGAGCATTTTTTACTTTGTCTCCATCGTCTTGAGAATTAATGTAAAAATATTGAGTAACATCAGCAGAACTGGTAGTATTACCAAAATAAACATTTTTTAACCTGAATACATCAGGAATACCTAAACTCCAAGGACCATAGGTATTATTACCTGAAGATATAGTATTATTATTTCCTGTGTAAATCTTTACATAAAGATCCCTATTTAAATCTTTATTAATTTGACTGGCATTAGGGATTTTTAAGTTATAATTAGCAACTACGTTTACTGACGATAAAAGTGAGCTATTACCTATATTAATGCGAACTGTAGAAGGTGTTGGATCTGTAAGTATCGTCCTATCATTCCTCTCAAAATTTATAGGATATAATGCAGGAAAAAATAAACAAACATTAGCATTTGAATCGGTAAAAGAACAATTTTGGTTTAGTATAATTAAAGTGTTATTAACTATGTTTTCTATTCTCTTCACATCAGTAGAATATCCACCAGTTTCTTGTATTTTAATATAATCTCCAACTTTGTAATCACTAACAAAAGTAGTAGAAGTTCCCACTAAGTTTGGAGTTGAAGTACCACATGCAACTGATCCAGCAGAGTTAGCAGCTTGAACATTTGCTGTAGGAAATATTACAAAATCTTTTTTCTGTTGATTTGATAGAGAAGCTGAACCACCATATGGAAATACATGCGAGGCATCAGAAATGTCTAATGATCCATTAGCGTAAAGAGTTAATCCGTTGTTAGAAGTTCTGTAAATATACGAAAGATTAGAGATTGATTTTACACCAAATAAACTAGTTTTAAAAATAATATCTGGACTTTCTGTGTTATACAGGTAAGTTACTACGCTGTTTGAGCTAGGATCATTTTCAGTTATTGTGTCACAAATTCCATCATGAGTACTATTAAAGTAGACTGATCTCACATCTCTAAAATTTTTACCGGCATTCATTTCTATATCAAAGAGATACATCCTAAAAGTACATTTTGGTGTTCCAACAACACCAGAGTCATAAACTAAAGATCTTATCCTTGCTACTCCTATTTTATTTCCGGTTGGAGTTATATTAGATGAGGCTCCTATAGTTACATTTGTTAATCTTCGATGAGCTGTATCGTATAAATCTACTTCTGCTCCTATATTAAATTGAAATTCACCTACTATTTCATTTACTCTTACGTAATTACCATAGTTTGCAGTAAGGGTGACATTGTAATCTGTTCTAGTAGTATTTGCCTTCGCTACATCAACTAAAATACCCGAATTTGTTTGAATTCTCTTTCCACTTATGTAAGCGGTACCAGGATTGACTACCATACTTATATGAGAATTATTAGAAAGTTTTTCTTTGGAATAAACAGTGAATGGGTTAATTACAAAGTTTCCAGCAGTTTCAAAGGTCCTTCTTTCAAATTCTCTAGCTAATTTGTTATAAGAAGAATCTCTATTTTCTTTGGCAGGTAAACCATTTACAAATTCTACCAGTGGAAAGAATTCAGAATTAGATGAACCTTCATCTGAATTAATTGCATATAAAACAGGATTGATTGCTAATCTATCAGCACCTGGAGCGTTTTCATTAAGAGTGTTTGCAGCGTTGTCGTAAAGTGAAGAATCTGAAGTATAAGTTACTATAGATTCGTTTGATTTAAACCCTACCATCACGTTGTTTGGAGTAGAATTATACTTACTAACTATTAAAGATTGCTGATCTACTCTGCAAAAAACTCCTTTTTGATATATTACCCCTGGTGTAACAGAAAAACCATAACCATACCCAACAGGATTATTGTAAGCATTTCCTGCAACCCTAACTTTAGCAAAAATATCAGAAGTAGAGAGGTCAAGAGTTGATACTGAGGCAGTTATAGAAGATGGTTTAATTACTGCTTGGGGAAGTGTTGTATAACCAGTACCGCCTGACGATAAAGTAATGCTTTGAACAACACCTAGTGAATCTGTAGAAATTAATCCTCTAGCTCCTTCTCCGACAGAAAACAAAACATTTGCAACAGCAGAAGAAGTATTTCCAGTCAGATTTAATCCGCTTTCCATGTACCAAGATAAGGAATTGGCAGAGGAGTTAGCTAGTTGTTCTGAATTTAATGGTTTTATAGAAAGAATTTTTCTTTCAGGTGAATATGGATCATTATAAATCCCAACTATTTGTGCTCTTGCTCCAGTATTAGATTGAGTTACTATTTCATTGTTTTGAAATGTTCCACTAGCAACATTTACTGTTAAAGCTGGAACTATATGAAGAATATCAGAATTTGAAAATCCTAAACCACCATTGTTTACATTAACTTTAAACAGTTGATAATTTTTATTAAAAATTTCTAATAATTCTGAACTTGAAAAACTTTCGCTATTTAAACTAGAACCAGAGTTAAGGTATTTTAAATATAAAGTATTTAAATCAGGATCTTTGGATTCAAAGCCAGGCTCATATTTACAAATTAAAGCTTGTAGGTTAGAAGAATTTCTTAGATATAATCCCAAATAAGCAGTTGGAGTAACTGGAGCATTATCTTCAGTTATATCTAAAATTTTAATGTAGGGAAATAGTGGATTATAATCAAAATTAATCCCACTTACTATAGTTCCACTTTTAAATACATGATCACCAAATCTTTCTACTTGATTTTGAATAATAGATTGAAGTTGATTTAATTCTCTTGTTTGGACTGAAAGACCTGGTTTAAATAAGATTCTTTGAAAATTTTTATTTTCATTATAATCATCCCAGTAAGGATTGGTGTTAAGATTTGTCTCTAAGGCCATGTAGTCCTCTTAAAACTTCAAAATAAGTTTAATAGTTTCTGATTGTAAATCATTTCTATCTATTGGATCTATATTTTCTATGTATAAGATCTCCCCACTACCTTCTACTATATCAGAAGGCCATGATGCACCTAAATTCATTACAGCACTAGATACAGTTCCTGTAATGGTGTTAGATAAATTTATGATACCCTTTTTATCTAACAAGTATACATAAGTAGATGTGTTAGAATGAAAATATGCGTTTGAAAATTCTGTAGCTAATTGAAATACTTGTTCATCTTCTATAAAGTTTCCAAAAGAAGACGTGTAAGAATATTTTAACCTATTATCAAATGTATTAAAATTTTTTACTTCTCCATTAATATCATAACTAGTAACATTAGCCACTGTACCTGAAGTTAATCCTGTTAAAGTCTTACCAGTCTCAAAAATACCTTTAACATCGGTTAGAGAAATTGATGATAAAGTCTTTTCCTTTACTTTTCCTGTAGCATTTGTATTTGCTTGAATAACAATTTCATTATCAATAAAAAGCCCTGAAGTATTGGAAATATTAATATTTACATTAGAAAATAAAGGATCCTTAATAATACCTATTGTTCTGTAATCATTTTTTGTTGGAATACTTCCAGATTCATTATTAGAGAATGTCACACTAATTCCTACATACTTACCTCCTAATTCTGCTTGAGGATTTTTTCCATGACCTCCCTTAGGGCCATAAACTACACTTAAAATAGCAGAATTGGATATACCTCCTGTGTTACCTTGAACAACAGCATTAGCGTAAGTATAACCTGAACCTCTTGATATAATCTCTATTTTGTAAATACTGTTTGATGAAGATGAATTTACTAAAGCCCTTGCTATAGCATTAGTTCCATCACCAGTTATAACGACTGATGGAGTTATCTCATACACAGAAGTGCTGTCAGGTTTAATTGCAAACTCACTGTCAATAGTAATTTGCTTACTATTACCGATTACGTTGTAACCTATAATTTTTTTATATTGTCCAATTCCTGTTCCATCTGTAATATAAATTAAACTTGCAACATAAAAAGCGTTTGTACTTGGTGCATTATTTGCAATACCATATATTAGATTGTTTCCATTGATTGTTAAATCAGAAAATAAAAACGTATTACTTAAATAAGTATTGTAGTTGGATCCTGGATACTTAATTTTAATTATATCAATAACTCCTGATACAGCATTAGCTTGTACATCTACATCTTCCACTACAGGAATATATTCACTAGTTGCAAATCTATCAAAAACTGATTTTTCTACTTTATACATATACTTCCACACGTATCCATCGGAGGTACTGTAATAATCATCGTCGGCACCTGTTTCATAATAACTTGGTCTAATTACTGAATTGGCTCCATTATTATTGTCTAAAACTTTGAACACATAGTAATAAGAAGCATTGTTAACTACTGCATAGTATTTTGAACCGGTAAGATCCGTGTTACTAGAATATTCTGAATATTGAGTTCCCGAAACCCAATCATAACGAGGAATCATTACTTTAACATCATTCACAGAAACTCTCTTACCAAATACCATATTTTTGTATGGATCTATATTTACAGTGTTATTTGTATTAATAATATTAGGTACATTATCATCGCCATTATCAAATGGTGTACTTTTAGCTGCAAAAACATAGTAAACACTGTTTGCTTCTTCGTTTATAGATTCTACAAACTGTTTTGCATTATGGAGATTAAAATATGTGGTTATTAAATGTTTTTCTGACATTATTTTTCTATAAAAACTGAAAGGTAAGCAATATTAGCAAAAGTATTTGAAGATAATCCAGAAATCGTACTTCCTGTGTCAATCAAATTTATAGTATTGGAAATTACTAGTGTATTTATAGCTGAGCTTATAATATAGGTATTTGTAGAAGTAGAATTAATAAAACCTTCTACACTGTCTCCAACTGCAAATTTACCTCTTACGTTATTTAATAGATAAGAAAAATGGGTTGAATTTGCTAAATCAAAATCAAACACATTTGCAAAAGCCGCATTAGAAGAAGAATTTGGAGATTTTATTGAAGTATTTGAAATAAATGGGAATGATTTTTTAATAATCGAAGCAGAGTTATTGAATGGAAGATTTTCATATAAAGTCATATGTGTAGAGTTTGAAACAGTTTTAATCCTTCTAATTACAGAATTATTACCACTAGTAATATAAACAAAATTATTATTTTGAAATGAAGTATCAAAGTTAGTTCCTGTTCCTATCACATTCAAAGATGAATTAGTTACTGATACAGTTCCTGATAAATTGGAACTTAAAGTGTTTGAAACAGGAAAATAAATTACTGAATTTAATTTTTGTTTTACTAATCCCAAACCTTTAATTGTTGTAACATTTGATAATGTGGTAGTAGTAGATGTAGAATTAAAAATGTTAGAAGAAACAAATCCCGATATAGTGTTTGATGAAGTAAAGGTTCCTACTACTTCTTTAACATATAATAAAGTAACATTGGCTGATACATTAGTAGATTTACCAATTAGGTTGGCTTGGGCAACATAACTGTTAGCATTAGGCATATACACAGGTCTGTTAATTAGAAAATTGTTGTTACTATTAGGTACTTGGATTACAAGGATACCATTGGAGCTAATTACATTTGAAAGCACCTCTGTGTTTACAAAAAGAGAAGTTTGGTTAGAATTTCCATCAGAAAAAACAATGTATTCATCTTTTATAAATGAAGAATTTGATATACTATTTAAAGATATTTCTGTATACCTACCTACATTAGAAGATACCAATAAATCATTTTCAATGATAGAATCCTTAACTATTTTACCAAACATTTTAGTTCCTGCTACATGAACCAATTTCTTTAGGACTTCACTATATCTAGACAAAGGAATTTTAGATTGTATTTCATAACTGTATTCTTGATAATAATCACTATCATGTAATTTTTTATCCCAAGATAAAAAACCTCCAGTATCTGAGTAAAATCCTTCTCCCTTACCTTGACGTAATAAGTTTGTTTGAGCTGTTATAACATAATTAACGTTGTTATTTAATAACGTAACATTTTCATTTTGTAAATACCCGAAACCTGAATCAATAACTCTTAAAGAAGAAACTGAATCTACTGAACGTACATTAGAAGAAATTATTGCATTTTCTCCAACAGGAAAACTATTTAAGTCTGGTGAGCTACTAACTAAATTAGCAACGGCCCCAGATGTTTTTCCAATAATACTAAAACCATCTCTAAAAGGAATTGTGCTTATTCTTTTAACCTTTAAATTATTTTGATCTATTATTTGTTTAACTAAACCAAAATTAGTGACAGCTATAGAAAAAACTGAAGAGTTAGAAATGTTACATGTAGCATTAGTTGTCAATGTTTTTAAAGAGTACCCATTGATATTAGTATTTTGAAATGTTCCGGTAACGTCTCTGATGAGAACTGATCCAGTTCCATTCACTAAACTAGTTGAATAAACAAATCCCGTTGCTATGTTAGATGTACCATTACTTTGGAAGACAACCTCGTTAATTTCAAAGTTTGATGTAGAAGTTCCATTAGCTGCTATACCTGAAAAGTTACCTACTCTTATTAATATACCTGGATCAATAGAAGTTTGCTCTATTTTTTCACCTAAAACAAAAGATTTAGTAGGTGTAGTAATTTGAAAATTAAAATCTCTGTATTGGTATCCTGCTATATCTTTTTCAATAACTAATACAAACGGATCTAAATTATAACCTTGGCCAGGATTAATATTTTTAAGCTGGGTAATTGTTCCTACTTTTACTGGAATAAATCTCAAAGTATCTATTAGTCTACTAGTTATATCTGATCCAGGATACTTGACAAAACCATATCCTGGAGAATTGGCATTATTGGGATTCAAATCCAAATTTATAGAAAGAAATGGAACATTTCCTATATTTTTTCCTCCAATAAAATCAGGACATAATAATACTTCCTCCTCATAATCTAAAGATCCAACTACAAAATTCGCTCCAGATCCAGTACTTACAAAATCAAAATTAGCATATGTATTAGATGATATGCCTCTAACACGAGAAAAAATAGAATTTGGTTGAAAAGCATTGACCACACCATCTAAACCGATGTGACTGTTGTTTGATCCTATGAAAGTACCATTTGCAGTAATAATAGAATTATTTACTATAGTAGCAGTAAAAGAAAGATTTGAAGAATAAGTATTAATAATTCCTGTTATATTATTATTACCAAGTAATCTGAAAGTTGCATTAGTAGATAATAAATTACCTGAAATCGGATTTACAAGTAGACTTCCATGTGTTGAATTAGTAGTTGAACTTGTTACTATATACGCAGAAGCATTTGCAGTACTATTAGAAGAAATAATATACGAATTATTACTAAAAGATGAAATATTAGAAGATGTATCAAAAGTTACATCTACTAATACTGCTTTAATCGTTGAATTAGTTGCTGCAATATTTCCAGTTAAATTTGTAACTGTCAATATTCCACGACTACCAGATATTATTGTTATTGCAACTATACCAGCTGTTGAATTTGAAACTGTATTATTACCTTGCGCAAAAATAACTGTATTAACACTTAACATGCTTGTATTAATAGCTGAATTAACACCTAAATTAATTAAATCTTGTCTAACTGTTTCAAATCTTTCAAATCCCGATATAAAAGTATTTGAATTAGTAACATTAGAAACTCTCAAGACTTTGTCGGAAATTAAAACAGTAGCATTAGTACTAAAACCCCAACCTCCATCAACGATATTAAAATCTGCAGTACCTGTAGCTGTTGAAATAGATCTGACAACAGCCTTACCATTCTTTCCATTATTAGAAATTATGTCTAACTTATCTCCAACTAAAAATCCTTGCCCACCATTTATAACTGTTAAACCGTTTAATGAACCTACAACAGAAGGAGAATCTATTAAATTAGTGTTACTTACTTCGGTAATTTTCTCCCCATAAACAAAATTTCCCCTCCTGTTGGACAAGTATAACAAATCAATGTACTTAGAATTGATCCTCTTTTTAACTACACCCTCACAAAAAGCTCTAGCACCAGATATCGAACCAATAATTTCTTTGTTATTAAAAGAAGAATTTTTCTTAGAAACTGAAATTTCTAAGTATGTTGGTTCTACCCAAGTTCCATCAGAAGTTTTAAAAATATCTTCTCCAGGATAGTACACAGAACTTTCTTTATTAAATAAAGCTTGAATAGCAAGCTTTACGCTTAGAGGATCACCTTTATTTTGATAAAAATATAAAGCATTTTTAAGCAACAACTTTTCTGTTGAAATTGAAACCCTTGGAAAATTTTTTAAGTATGTTTCTTTAAAATGAGTGACAAACTTATTTAAAGTTGCGTCAATATCTCTATATTCTAAAAGATTTCTAGAATGATATAAAGGGTTATTAGATTTTTCTAACCATTTGTAATAACTTTTAACAAATTGTATAAAAACTTCTCCCTCTTCTTTATAAAAAGCGGGAAATTGTTCCTTTACAAGAGGAGAAATAAGGTCTTCAATAAACTTCATATCTTGATAGGTAACATGCTTAAAATAATATCTTCATCTTTAATAGTTAATATTGAATTTTTATTACTATAGATATCTTTACTTTTAGGCTTTGCATAAATTTTTATTGAAGAACCTTCGAAATTATTAACTCTAAATCTATTTAAAGTTAAAATCCCTGTTTTATAATTTACAGTACCTGTTTCCTTTACTGTTTCAGCTAAACTTGATGAAGTTTTTATAATATATAATTTTCCCAATGAATCATCTACTATTTTACACATATAATTATTGAACTTAAAACTGGTAGAAGTTATTGTATAACCATAGTTAGTCTGATCTTCTTTTAAATTCACTCCATCCCCTGAAGAAAGTTCGAAACCAAAATCAACTAACAAATTATTATCAAAGTTAATTATTGGATTTATAGTTCTTATTGCTCTTAATTCAGTGGAATTTCCAACTATACTTTCATCAGATAAATCTATTTCTTTCAACAATTTACTGTAAAAAAGAGTTTTTTTAAACCCATTTAAATAATCTAAGTTGTATTTGCTAATGGTAGAAAGAATTAAAGTTTTTAAATCGTTTGCTAATTTGGAGGATATGTTTACATTATATTTTATTGTGGAAACTACCTGAACATATAAAAAATCAGGATTCACAAAAACAGTATCTATAGAAAGTGGGGTTCTATCTTTAAGAAAATCTTTGTATGTTAAAACTTTATTTAAAGGTACTCCATCTGCTCCTTTAATATCAACTGCTATAAACACCTTTCCAAATCTAGGAGGATCGACTAATTCACCTCCATATGCTGATACCGATTCTATTTCTGGAAAATTAGATTTTAATAACAACTCATAATCTGAAGCTGTAACTGCTCTGTTTTGGGTTTGATAATTTCTAGGTGCATTAAATCTTATAGATTCAATAGATTCGTTTATTGATCCTCCATAAGATTTATTAATCGTTGTTACTACTACATTAGAATGCCCACCAATATTTCCATCATTTTTAAATATAGTTGCACCATTTGGTAGTTCACCATTACAATTTCTATATTCTGCTACAATAATACTGCCGTCTTTAGGTTTTCTACCAAATACATTATTACCAAAAATTATTTCATACTGTTGATTTTCTGCTGCTTGTAAAAAGAAAATTTTTGAATCTGAAGTAATCCCAAACAAATTCTCTGCTCTTAAATAACTTAAAATATTAGTACCGTTATCTTCATAAACATTTACAGTTAAACTTGTCGTATCTACTGTCTGATTCGAAATAACAAATCTTTGATTATTATTAGAATAGTTTATTACAAAAGTATCAGTAACATACAACCCTTCGTAAATTTCTAAAGTGGTAGAAAAAATTCCTCCGGAAGAAAAATTAATAATTTGATTAGAATCAGTGGAAAAGGAAAATGTATTAGATCCCACCTTAGATGTAAAAACAGTTCCTTTAGGAATAAGTACATTAGATACATTAGATGAAGGAGTTATGCCTACTCTTATATCAGCTTTAGAGGAAAGAAATGATCTTGGTGTGTAATTTAGCATTTTAGCATGAGATATGACACTATCTCTTAATTGTGCAGAATCTAGGAACATCTCACTAGCAACCATATTAGTATAAAACGAATTTAGATATGTGTTATAAGTTAAAATATCTAACAATACACTAATATTTGATCCTTCAAAATCTATATCTTTGAATGATGTATTGTTTTTTAAATAATTTTTAAGATTTAATTTTATAGAATTAAAGTCTAACCCAACTAAATCTATACTAGTATTAGACATTACCTTATCCTATTTAAAATAAATTCGAAAGTTATAGGTTCTGATTTATTTAGTATGCTAAAAATTATAGTTACATTAAGCTGATTTAATTCATCATTTGATGATACTAAAATATCTAAAATATTAGCTCTTGTTTCAAAATTTTCTATAGCATTTCTGACTAATTCTGTAATTACTTGCTCGGTAGCAGAGTTAAAATTCTCAAATAAGCTATATCTAATGTCACTTCCAAATGTGTTATTAAAAAATCTTTCACCCCTGTTAGTCAACAATATATTTTTAATTGAGGTTTTCACTGAATCTTCATTAACTATATTTTCCAGATCATTTTTAACACTGTATAAAGAAAAAGAAGTTTTTATATCAGAATATAAAACGGATTCTCTTTTAGTATTATTTGTGCTATTTCTTAATATTAGAGCCATTTAATTACCTATAAAAACTGTAACGGAACCTGATTTTATTTGATGCTGATGTGTTCCAGATTTGATGTCAGTTGAATCATCTATCCTAGCTGCACCTTTAGTACCATTGTTCAAATTGATAGTCCTACCATTTATAATTATATTTCCTGAAACATTTATTTTGTAATCCCCCAACACATTTAACTCAGCATTTCCATTTACTAAAACAGAAGAATTTCCAATTATTTCTACATTACAATTACCTTTAATAAAAACTGTTTTATTTTTTACAACTACTTCAATATCATCATCCACAACTTTCTTTACAAACCTTCCTTGATTATTAATTTCGAAATACGTACCTATTTTATGAAATAAATGTATTCTTTCTTTACTTGGAGAATCATCTAATTCAACGACATGGCCACTTTCTGACTGAAATACCTTGTTAAAGGGATATACAGAAGAAAAAGAAGAAGGTGGTTCAGGACCTATTATTTCTTTTTTTAAATTATTAACTTCTCTTGCTAATAATGAAACATCGTGATTATCTTTATCTGAAGAAGGTATTCCATGTAAGCTCCCCAATACCACAGGAATTTGTCCGTTCATCCCATCAGCGAAAAAACCGAACACTGTGGAACCTTCTTGCAATCCATTAGGAGATATTCCAACCTGTTTTAAGCTTGAGTTAGTAGGAGGTACTATAATAGAAGCCCATGGAAGATCCTCTTTTGAACTTACTACCTCATCACCATGAAAATTGTAAACTCTAACTTTAACTCTTCCTAATTTTTCGGGATCGTTTCTATCTTCTACTAACCCAAACCACCAAAAAAATCCTTCCAATCCTGCAACTTTTGTAGTCATGATACTCCTACCTTATTACAATCAAAAGAAATATAATGCTTGGCTTTTCCGGAAGTTGTAATGTTGTGTCTCAGTCTTGTAATTATATAATTACCTGGTGTTAGCTGATCGGAAGCCCTCTTGGTAGTACCATCCGATTTGGGTAAATTAATTTCAATCACATCCCCTACTTTAACAGAAGAATCTCCTGGAATATAAATTCTTATTACATTTGCATTAAATAATTTTAAAAAAGACAGTCTCGATCCTAACATATCTTCCAAATAATTACTATTTCTGTTAGAATCTTTAGGAATAAAAAAATTAAAACTTGACCTATCAGCAAAGTTTTTTATTAAATTATCAGACACAGGAAGAGTATTTTTTTTATCCAAATTAACCAAAGAATTAAATTTTTTAGTCATATCAAACTCCACTTCATTAACACTTTTAGTAAATAAATCAAAACTTCTCACCTTATTTTTTATTCCTCCTTCTTGAACGAGATCAGTAACATCTAATTTAAAAATGTTTTCATATTCTATGATATTTCTAAAAGTCAATGCTTCAGATTTTCTATCAGTTTTTCCTCCCGAAAAATAATAGAATTTTTTACTTGATATAAGTGGTTTGTTATCTTCTATTAATTGCTCTATACATTTAAAATTAAATCCATCTTGATTTTCAAAAAAAACATAAGATGAAGAAATAAATCTTGGATGTACAGCTCTTTGCCTTAGCATATCTATTGAAGAAAAGGGAGTTAGCTTAGGAAAACTAATAGGTTCATTACCCCTACATTCATCAATATTTAAAATTTTATCGGTTAACAAATATCTATCAAAAATATTTCTAATAATTACATCTATGTTTTCTCTGTAACTTTGTGTAATCACAAGGTTACTTTGAATAATTTGTTCCTTACTTGTAAATTTAACTAGATAATTTATTTCTTTTCCATTAGGATTTATTTGGATGTTAGAAACTGAAAAAGAAAATAATTCGTAAGTTGTAGGATTAGGAAGACCAGGAGTTAAAAAAGTAATTTCTAGCTGTTCTTCTCCTATAATTGGAAAGTCATTTAATAAATTTATTCCATCTGAAAATGCTATCTCAGCATACAGAGAAGGAGAATTAAAATCTTCATAAACATCTATAAATAAAATTTGATCAGCGGGGTTCATTTCAGCTTGAGTGTTTTTGTTTATTAATCTTAAGCTCAAAATTTGAACATCACCTATTTCGTAAAATTTCATGATAAAAGATCTCTTACATCTTTAACAATTTTATTTAAGTATGAGCTATCAAGAATTTTTATATTAAACTTAGATTCATTAACTTCATTTTCGTAAGTGTAGTAATCAACTGCTTCCCAAAAACTTGCTTCAGAGTCTGGTATTGATTGACTTATTAAATTTTGGTTATATAATACAGCACTAGCTGAAGACTCCTGACCAACAATACTACCATTAGAAAAACTACCCAAAACCTTACTTATTATTAAATTGGTGGAATTGGCATATTCTATCATTCCCCTGTTGGTATTTTGATATAACATTTCTCCTTCAGTAAAAGTTCCATTAGACGAATTAATTGAAAGATTAATTATTTTATTTGTTTCTATAGCTAAATCCATTTTTTTACGTTTGTAAGAAACAATATTTTCATTGTATCCAAAGACAGGCGCAAAATATTTTTTTGTACCAGAATTTATACTTTCATAACTTGAAGGAGAAATAAGACTTTCAGAATTTAGATAATTTACTCTAAAAAATGCAATTTTAGACTTAGCATAATCTAAATTTACATACTTTGCAATTAAAAACTCGTTAAATTCTTCTATGTTTTTTGGCCAATCATAATATGGATCTACAATATTATTAGACAAATATATTATCCAATCATAGGTTGGATCGCCATAATATCTCTCAGATATTTGATCAGCTCTTTCTCCCTGTTGAATAGTATAAGGGTAAAAAATAGCTAGATTGTTCTGTATAGACTGATCAAATTTTATTTTGACTAGAATATTAGTGGATAATTTATTACTGTAATTGAGAACTGGAAAAAAATTAAAATAACCTGGCATTTAAATTACACCCGAAAAGACTGTTGGAGCGCCTTTGTCCTCTTCACTAGCTTCCTTAAAATCATTCCTTGTAAATACTTCTGTTTCTTTAAAGCTCATCGATAATTCTATATCAGTAGGATTTCCATCTTTAAAAAAAGATGGTATTCCATTTGGAGCATAATTGACACTAAAATTAGTCATTACACAAGTTTTAAATTTATAAGGAACTTGATCTTTAGGACCAAAACTAATATCTACTGTATCTGGAAATGTAAACAAAGGACCGGTAGAACCATCACTCAAAGTTCCAGGTAGCATTCGAATCTTAATGTTTTTTATAATATTTTTTAAAATTTTAGATTCACTAGAATTTCTTGGAGAAAATCTAAAGCTAAAAGAATGTTCTCTTAAACTTATATCTTTAAAAATAGCAGCTAGGTGTGGATTTGGTACAATTCCTGTAGCCTTATCTAAATTAGCAGCCAAGGTTTCATTTGTTATTTTACTTTTAGCAAAAGCATATCCTGTTTCAGCTATATTGGATCCAAGAGATTTAGTTGCTCCCCCTAAAGCTCCGCTTAACTGATTCATAACACCTCCACCGGAAGCAGAAGCTCCTTGCTTCGCTCCTTCCATCAGAGCTCCTGTTATAGGACCAAGACTAGCATCATTGTAACTAACAGAAAAATTATCATTTAAATTAGTCGGAATTGGTAATACTACCACAATTGTGGGAATTTTTTTAGATTTTTCTAAAGCTATAAGTCTTTGATATTCTTGAAAGGAAAACTTTATAAAATATTTACCTATATCTTCTGGATATGTAAATACTGTAAATTTATCTGGTTGTTGAATTAGTTTTTGAGTGGATTCTTTAACAAATTTACTAGGATCATTAGGAAAATTGTTTAATTTAAATTTGGTTACAGGTTTAAACCCTGAAGATCCAGCTCCACCAATATTTCCCAGTTTTAGGGTATTGAATGCCTGTGTAGATCCTGAAATAATACCATTCACTTTTTCAGCAATAGATGCCCCAACTGCAAGTCCAGCAACAGTAGCAGCAGCTTTTGTTAAAATTGACATAAATATTTCCTATGAGCTATAAAGGACGTTATAAACCAAGGAATCCTTTGAAATATCAAGGAGACCCTACAAATATTATTTATCGTAGTAGTTGGGAAGCAAAACTTATGAAGTATTTGGACGATCACCCCGATGTTTTAAGTTGGGCAAGTGAAGAAATAGCTATTCCTTACAGATCCCCTATAGATAATAAAATACATAGGTATTTTCCTGATTTTAAAATTAAAAAAAGAAATTCAAAGGGCATAGTTGAAACTATAATTATAGAAGTAAAACCCAAGTCACAAACAACACCTCCTAAAATAATCAATAAAGTATCCAAAAAATATGTAAGTGAAGTTTATACTTGGGGTATCAACTCTGCGAAATGGGAGGCGGCTAAAAACTATTGTGGAGAAAGGAAATGGAAATTTTTAATTATGACAGAAGAACATCTAGGTATTAAAAATGTCTAATTATTTTACAGATTTAATGAATCAGGCCTTGGCTAAAGGTCTTGAAGCTTATAAAATTCAAGATGCTAGGAACTGGTTTTCAACTCAAACTAATAACGTAAGAAGAGTTCAGCCTAGAGTAGTCCTACAAAAATCTAACAACAATCTAACTAACATAACATATATTGGTAAGATGTATATGTTTATATATGATCCTGCTACAAAACAAACTTTACCTTATTTCGATAGATTTCCATTGATTTTTCCATTTCAAAAAGTGCCAAATGGGTTTTATGGAATAAATTTGCATTATTTGCCTTATTTATTAAGAGCGAAATTAATGGATTCACTTTATCAAACCATTAATAACGACAAGATGGATGAGACTACAAGATTAAAAATTAATTATGGTATTCTTAATAGAGCTGCTAAGTTTAAGTATTTTAAACCTTGTGTAAAGCACTATCTAAATAACCAAGTAAAATCTAGATTCTTATATGTGGATCCAAAACAATGGGAGACCGCTTTATTCCTTCCTCTAGAAAGATTCGAAGGTGCTTCTAAAACCCAAGTTTGGAAAGATTCTAAAAGAAAGATTGGCATTTAATGGCAGCTAAATTTTTAGGTACAGCACTATCAGCTTTGAGTCTTTACTCAGCTTTAAAAAAGACGTCGTCGTCTGGTGCTCATGGAAAATTCAATGAATTTTTATCTCAATTTAGAAACTCTTCATTTGCAAGAACCAATTTATTTGAAATAACAATATTTCCTCCTAAAGTAATGTTTGGGGATAAACTCAATTCTTCTCTCCATCTATACGCCGATTCAGTAAGCATCCCTGGAATAAACTTTGCAACTTCAGAGACTAGAAGATATGGATATGGTCCAATCGAAAAAAAACCATACGCTCCCATATTTAACGACATTACCATTTCATTTTTAGTAGATGGATCTGGAAATTTATATAAGTATTTTTATAAGTGGATGAATAGAACAATTTCTTCCGATCAATACATAAATGGAAATTCTTCTTCTAATGGACTTGAAGCTTTCGAAGTAGAATATAAAGATGATTATAAATCCCAAATTAACATATCCACTTTTGATGAAGCTGGTAATGCTGTGTTAAGTTCCCAATTAGTAGATGCTATTCCCATAAGTTTATCTGATTCTCAATTTAGTTGGGGTGAAACAGATCAAATTTTAAGGTTAAACATGACATTTACTTTTTTTCAACACATACTAACAGATTCAGATAGCAAAGAACCAATCACTGGCCACGTTAAACCACTATCAGGTTTGCAACAATTAATTAAAGCTGGAACTGCTCTTCAAACTTTATCCACTTTAAGAAAACCAACAAACGTAGGTGATGTAATAAATGTAATTAACAATGCCAAAATTATAACAAGAGGTTTTGGTATATAACTGGAGTCATCATGCTACCTAAAATATCTCATCCCACTTTTTCTCTTATTCTACCTTCAACAAAACAAGAGGTAATATTTAGACCTTTCTTGGTGAAAGAGGAGAAAATTTTGCTTATATCCCAACAGGCTCAAGATCCAGCTGAAACAATTAGATCTATAAAACAAGTAGTTCAAAATTGCATTTTATCAGATGGAATTTTTGTAAATGATTTTGCAACATTTGATTTAGAATATTTTTTTATTAAGTTAAGAAGTAAATCTGTAAATAATGTTGTTAAATTATCCTTCAAGGATAATGATGATAATAAAATATATGACTTTGAAGTTGATTTGGAGGAAATTAAACTAGTAAATCAAAATAGTAATTATGATACTGAAATAGTAATAGATCAGGATACTAATTTAAAATTGAGATATCCTAAAATAGATTTAATGGAACAAATGAAATCTATTGAAAATCCAAACGACTTTGCTTTCCTGCTATTAAAGCATTGTATGTATGAAATCAATCATAAAAATCAAATCTTTAAAACATCAGAATATTCCGCAGAGCAAATTGATGATTTTGTTAATAATCTTGACTTAAAAACTTATCAAAAAATTCAAGATTTTTTTGAATCAATCCCCAGACTAGAATATGTCATCAATTATACTAATAGTAATAATAAAGAAGTTAAAATAGTTCTTAATAATTTAAACGATTTTTTTACATTGGGCTGAGCCACAATAGTCTTGCAAACTATTACACTCTAAATTTTAGTTTGGTTCAGCATCATAAATATTCTTTATCTGAAATTGAAAATATGTATCCATATGAAAGAGACATTTACGTAGATTTACTTAAAGACTATCTAGAAAAAGAACAAGAAAGACTACAAAAGAGAAATGGCTGATAATTTTTACGGCGCTGCTAAACAAAAATTTGTTGAAGGTCTTAAAGAAAAGATCTTTGGTCAAGGACTTTTAGGAAAATCTTTAAGAGCTGGGTATGAAGCTAAGTTTGGAACAAAAAAAGAAAAAAATAACGATAGTGAAAATATACAAAAGCAAAATGTATCTATTCTAAGAAGAATTAATATAGTAGTAACCAATATTTCTGATAATATTTACAATATAGCAGGAGTTTTAAATGCTCAGTTGACTTCTATGAAAGAAACTGAAGAAGAAATGAGACGTCAGGAATTAGAAAAATTAGTTGCTTCAGAAGAACAAAGTATAGAATCTAAAACTTCAATAATACCTAAAACCAATCAAAAACCTAAAGCAGAAAAAAAAGATAATATTTTTAATAATCTTAACGAAAGTTTTTCATCATTTAAAAATAGTATCCTAAAATTTAGTAAAGGTCTATCTTCTCTTTTAAAGAGTAAAAAATTTCTAGCATTAGCAAGCGTAGCTGCTCTAGGAGGAGCTGCTGCTTATTCTACAGCTAAAGATAAGGAACCTGAAAAAAATATTTCCGAAGAAAGTATTAAACAAATTACATCTGTATCTTCACCAGACGTTACTTTACAAGTACCAGAGTCTGGTAAGGAAAATCCTGCTACAACTAACCTACCTCAAAATAATTTAACTTTAGATAAAAAAACTTCTGATTTACAATCTGTAGCTACAAAAAAACCATCTTTAACACCAAACATAAAAGAAAATGATAATTTCTCAGCACCTACTATTAATAATGATTTAGAGTCTCAAGCAACAACTCCAAATCAATATTTTTCCAATGTAATAAAAATTAACGAACAAAAACAAGCCGAAAAAAATGCTACTATAAAAAAATTAAGGTTAGAAAATAAGTATGCAGGAGAGATTCCAGAAAATTCTCCTGAACTTTTAGAAATTGAAAAGAAATATCAAGAACCTTTGATTAATGCTATTTCTCCTAAAACTACCGAACTTCAAGCTAAACAGGTAAAAATAAGTAAAGAAACCACAAATTCTTTTAAAAATTTTATTTTACAAAAAACTAATCTTTTAAATAATGTTCAAACTTCAGATGTTCAGCCAACAGATAAGCCTGAAATAGTAGTTCCTAATATTAGTGGTAGTTTTTCAATAGGATCTTCTACTCCTTCTTCCGATGTAAATAATGCTAAACAAATTCCTTCTTTTCCAAGCACAGGTAGTATGATAAACGAAACTTCTTCCAATGTAGAAGCTTTATCAGATAATTTTGCTCCTCCTGTTATTTCTAATGTTAATAATAGTTCTCTTAACTCTATTGATACTTCAGAAAAACCAAGAATGAAAATTCCAACTCCCGTTGCTAATAGAGGTTCATTAGATAATTATTCATTCTTCCATGGATAAAAATTTATCTAGAACTGCTGAGTTAGCAAATAAAATCTTAGCCAATAAACCCACTCTACAAATAAAAAAAGTAGACGATTTATTACAATCCCAACAGCAAGCAACTCTCTTACATTTAGAAACAGTATTTACAAATATTTCTGATAACATCTATAATATAGGTGGTATATTTAAAGCTCAGCTTACTTCTATGGAGGAAACCAAGCAAAATCTTAAGCAAAAATACCAAAATGAAAAATTACGTAACATTGAAAAAAAAATAGAAGAAAAAAAGAGATTTGATTCTAAAGAAATTGAAAATAAAATAATTTTAGAAAAACTAGATTCTAAATTTAAATTTGAAGATATATTGAGTGATCTTGGAAAAATGGTAGAAGCTTCTTATTCTGGTTATGAATTATTTGATCATGATAGAAAACAAAGGAATCAAAGAAAAGAAAATAAAAAATCTTCTCAAGTAAAAATTAAATCAAAATTTGATCCAGTTCTAAAACTTGGTGGAAAATTTGTCAAAAAAATTCCATTTATAGGTATTGTTCTAACAGTTGGAGAAGGTTTATATAAAACGCTAGAAGAAGACGAAGAAGTTACAGAGGCCAGGGGCGGACCTTTAGCAAGTTTTGTTTACAATACAGCTGACGCATTAGTAACAAATATAACATTTGGTTTATTAGATATGAAAATTCTGGAAAACTCAAAAAAAGTACTTTCAGAAAATGATGAAGGTAAAAAAATTCTTCAAAAAAATAAAGATGAAATAGTAGGAGCTTCATCGAAATTTGATTTTGTTTCGGGAAATGTTTCATCTGAAGAATCTATACCTCCAAAACTCCCAACATCTCCATTTATTAAAACCAGAAGTTTAAGTGCCCAAGAAACACAATCAACTTCTAAAGCAGAACTTTTAAAAAATAAAACTTTCGAAATAAAGACTGAGGAAAAATATGATTCTATAACTTTAGATGAACTAATTGGACAAAAAAACAAACAATATAGTAATAATATAGTAGTAACAGAATCTGGTGAAATTTTAGTTGATAGTCAGGGAGTTCCTGTAGGATCAAGTTCTTTAGATGAGCTGATAGAGCAAAGTCTTAAAAAAGAAACAACTCAAGCACCTCCTTTTCCTGCTCCTACCCCTGCAAAACCTGCTGCTGCTCCTTCTCCTGTTTCCAAACCTACTGTTCCCACACCTGCAACACCTGCTGCTGCTCCCAGTGTAACTCCTTCAGCACCTATTCCAACACCACCTGCTCCTCCTCCTACACCTGTATCTAAACCTTCTCCAGGAGTACAAGGTATTTTAGGTGGAATAATTGAAACTATAAAACAAGCAGGAATAACATCGTATACTGCAATAAGTAACATTTTATCTCAAATAAAATCAGAAACTAATTTTAAGTTACAAAGTGAAAATTTAAATTATTCTTCAGCAGAACAAATACAAAGAGTTTTTGGTAAGAGGAGATTTCCAACTTTAGAAAGTGCTCAACCCTATGTAAAAAATCCAATAGCTCTTGCTAATTACGCCTATAAAAACACGGATGGCAACTCTCAAGAAGGTGATGGATGGAAATACAGAGGTAGAGGTTGGATACAACACACTGGTAAAGCTCAATACGAGGCTATTTCAAAATACGCTGGTGTAGATCTTATAAGTAACCCTGATCTGTTAAATGATCCAATTATTGCTTCTAAAGCATTAATGTGGTTCTTTTTTAACTATAAAAAACTTAAACCAAATGATTTAGAAGATATTTCCAAGGTCAATAGAGCAATTGGTTTTTCTGATCCAACAGGAAAAAAAGCAGAGTTAAGAGCACAAGAAGCTTTAGCTTTCCAAACAAAATTTGAATCGGGTCAAGAATTAAACGAAATTAGTGGCAATGTTAAAGCTGCAAAAAAACAACCTCAAGGAACAACGGTTGTAAACGTAGACAATTCCATTAATTCAGCAGTCAAAATGCAAGGAGCCCCACAAGGGGGCTTTACTGTAGTACCTAAACCCGTAATGATCTAATTATTCGTAAGCCAATTTTTGGAAATAACTTA